TTTAGCCATGTGTTCATTACAGACCAGCCACGGTTCTTAGAGAAGAGACAGTGGTTGATTAGTTCTGATGCTGCTGTAGCTCGATGATACGCCAAGGGAGTCTTGTCGTATGCCTTAAACTTAGCCAGTTTGTTATTGTCGAATAGTAATTCTGATAGTACTGCGGAGTAACCTTCAATTGCTTCTACTGTATCCGAGGATACGATGCGAGATACACCCTGAGGCTTTAGGTGTCCTTGGGGTATCATAGCGTATTCATAGGTAGACTTCTGACGTTCATCAGATAGCTCAGAGGTATCTAAGAAACTGGCACTAGACTGTGCAAGCTTATAGTCGAGGAGTGTGGTTAACTCTTCATCAGATACAGCAACTTTGTATCCGTCTTCTTGGTTCATTGTCATTGTGTTGACACCTCTTAAGTTAGTATGTGGGTAAGCACCCTACAAATCAGTCATGTATATAATTAGGTGGTTTCATTAGATCCCCGAGGGAACCCTTTCTTCCTCTTCCCGAGATGTGAAGAAACCAGAACAAACATCTATTCATAGTGGAGGACTATGGGAAAATTGTGTGAAGACCCCTAGGAAAAGGAAGGGGCCCTCGGATCCACAAGCAGACCCCTGATCTCATATGTATCTGAGGGGATGTGGATATAAATAGCCAGAACGTCACTGATGCTAGATCAGGAGGGGATACAGGCGCAGCTCAAAGTGCTACTGACTTGCTACACTGGGCGGACCTTTGTGTAGTCTCGAATGTAGATAATTTAAAGTACACAGTCCTCAAGGCTTAGGCTATATAGGCCCTAGCCTGTATTCCGTGTAGATAGTATTATCACAGTGTGTAGATAACAATTTAGTCTCTATAAGGGACTCAGTAGATTACAACCATTCAGTGGTATCCTGAACGTACCCTTGGCTCTTGAAGGAAACCCGAGTTGTTGTTAACCTATCACCATGAGTACGTAGGACCTCTAGGGCGATAGCTGTGCCTATTACTGTATCATCGTGATGACCTGTTATAGCATTAGTCTTTCCACTATCATCTGCTACATACGTCATACACTCTTTAATGATCCTAGGGGAGTTAAGGGCTATATCATCATTCTCAATAGCATTCTTAAGTTGACCTATGATCATAGGCTTGGTAGCCTGTGTTGTTCTCCAACCTAACCTAGGCCCCTCTTCGTTAGAAATAGAAGCTGTTTTAGTCTGGTGGTATAAGTTTACGTAGTCCATCTGTTTAAGACGGTTAAGTGTTGCTATACCTAGTGAGTTGGACTCAACTGCCACAAGGGCATTGTTGTAGTACCTACCTAAGTAGAAGAGTAAGTCTCCATACATAGTAGGGTCAATCATGTTGTTACGATACACAGCTACAACTTCTCTGTTTATATCTAAGACAACAGCAGCTGATGCATCTCGACCCACACCCAGTGCACAGTCAGCTCCAATAATAAAATGGTTATCAAAGGAGGGGTACTTGTAGATCTCAAGAGAACCTTCACGATGCTCTTCAAACATACAGGATAGTGCGTCAAAGTCTTGTTTCTTAAGACAAGGAGCAGGGACTGTGTTAGTCAACTTCTCTGTATTAAATACGTTACTACCTGAGACTACAAAGGCTTCCTCTGCAGTACTCGGGTACTCTTGACGGAACTTATCTCTAGTACCTTCAGCAATCTTTAACCTTCTCCAATGCATCTGATCTATGTTAAGCTCATGAACTTTCATCAGGAGTAACTCTTCTGTACTTAAGGTCTCAGTGAACTCTTCAGGTTCTAACACCTTTCTCGTGTACTCTGGCATAAGGAACCAAGGGACGAATATAGGTATGTAGTCATTCTCACCATTAACAGCACCTTGCCATAACCTGTGGAACTCATTACCTACACCATTAGCTGTAGACTCAAGGATAACCTCTGTGCCATCTGCTTCTGATATACCTTGGAACATACCTGCTAGGATCTGCTTATCGTAACCCCAAAAGGCTACCTCTGATAAGTGAGCTATAGTAGGAGTAGTACCACGACCAGCTTCTGGTGATCCAGCTGTGTATAGTCTATAACCTGAGTCATTGTGTTCAAAGCCAATCTCCTTGGAGTTGGACTTCTTAAGTACTGGTTTAAATTCTTTCTTCATGTACTGGATGATATTACGGGACATAGAGAATAGTGCATCAGATGTAGCAGAGTCATGAGCCATAACAACTGACTTGTTAAAGGGAGTCAGGTAGGACTTCCAATAAACCCTACCACAGGCATATGTAGATAAACCCATCTGTCTTCCTTTGAGGATTATGGCACGTACCTTACCAGTTTCCTTTAACTGCTTCTCTATCATATCATTTACAATCTGTTGAGCTGCATTGAACTCAAAAGGTATAAAGCCTTTAGATGCATCCTTAGGTAGTATCTGTATTTGCTCCAAGGCAAAATCTTGAAATGAACCTTCATACCTTTTGATATCTTTACGTCTGTTAGCCTCAACTGCTAGGGCTAGTTTCTGACGATTTGAAATTACTTTTTCTGACATATAGGGAGTCCTCCGGGACTATGTTGGGTACCCCCTCTGGGGCAATACAAATATAAAAAGATAAAACTCAGTACATAGATGAAGTAGTAGTATAGTAGTATCTATAGTATCCCTAAGGACTCCTCTAGTATCCCTAAGTACTCCTCTAGGTATAGGATAAGAAGAAGTAGTAGAAGTAGTCCTTAGGTATCCTATAAGGTACTCCCTTAAGATACTCCTCATGGTACCTTATGAGGGGGTACCTGAGAGCCATATACTCTTATATAAGAATATAGGTTCTACATAGGTAGTTATTCAGAGACCCCCTCGTATCTCTTGAAGTACTCCCTACAGTGTATAGAATCCATAAGGATCCCAATGAAGTACTACTAACTCATATGTATGGTATTCTAAGGGTCTCCTAATGTAATAATATTATATCTCTATAAGGGACTCAATAGATTACAGTACCCCCACTAGGAGTACATGGGGATACCTAGGGAGTAGAAGTAGATCTAGAGAACACATAAGTTATCCCTGTATATCCTAGGTACCTTTATATTCCCTAGACCCCCCCCTAACTCCCTTAGGACTCTCCCAGTACTCCCTTAGGACTCTCCCAGTACTACGTAAGGACTACTATGTATTCCTAGGTAATCCCATGAGGTAAGGGTAGAGGTGGGAGTCCTCGGGGGTCCTTGGGGATAACTACATAGGGACTCCAAAGGTACTACCAATGTACTACATCAGGTACACATACCACACATAAGGATACTTAGGGTTCAGTTAGTACCCATATCAGGATACTTAGGGAGAGCGACTACATCTACTACTCTTAGTGTAAGCCACTACGTGGCCTATGTGGATATCAATAACCAAAAGGAATATATCATGGAACTAATCATACTAGCTATGGTGTCATACGCAATATGGCAAGCTATCAAGAACATTATCTAAGGGCCACTACGTGGCTTCTTTGGATATCAATCATAATACCAATAGGATAACATTATGGAATACTCAGACGAAGAAGTACAAGACATCTTGGCTTCAGTTGTACCAGCAGACCAGTTAGTATCGAATCAATCAGATGAAGAGCTTGCAGACTATCTAGCTACTCTTCACATTAGAACGTAAAGGATAACAATATCATGAAGTATTATGTAAACCAAGATGGAACTGTTACATTCACTCCAGTTGAAATAGCAACCACTGACCGTAAGTAACCCGGCCACTACGTGGCTTCTTAGGTTCTCCTCATTCCCCGAGGAGTTCCATATAATCATACCAATAGGAATATCATTATGTCAGACTTTAAAGTAGTACGTAACATCACCATCGTTAACACACGTATGGTAACACCTGTAACTCGTGACTTCGGTAACCAGTACAGTATCCTTGCTAAGGGTGACCAGTTGGCTTCAGTAGGACTATCTATCAACACTGATGGATCAGCATGGATCAACTCTAATGCATCTTACCCAAATGGAGATGTAATCCCTGCAATCCCAATGATTGATCGTTCTAAGCGTCCAATCACTTCGGAATTAGGTGAAGGATCAGAAGTAGAGTTAGCTTTTCGTGTTGTAGCTACAACCAAAGGAACCTACTATAACCTAGCAGCAGTTAAGGTTATGAAGTTAATAAAGCCAGTCTCAGTATTCGATGCATTCGATGAAGTAGACGAGACTGCGGACGTTCTAGCAGCGTTCTAACATGTAAGCTGGGGGCTCCTTAAGGAGTCCTCAACTGTTATTTAGTATTCTTAAAGGATCACTTAGGCGCGCCAGAGAGTGCGGTTGATTGCAGTCAGCGAGTTGTCACCTGCAAGTGACTATATGACCCAAGTGATCCTTTAAGAGTACATTGATTGAGTCCCGAAGGTTGGAGGTTCGAGTCCTCTCATGCAGTATGGATCAGAGTGAATTAAACCTGTAAACCTGCATAGTAGCTCTAAATAGGCAGAGCATTCGTTGGAGTAGTGGTGTAACAGCCACCTCAGTCACCCTATTAACATCATTATAACCAAAAGGATATATATAATGGCACGTATTAACATGAGCAGTAAAGAGTACAAGAAGTTAACCGAAGCAGCTGAAGCAACAACTCCTCCCGAGGAATCTTCAGGATTCGGTGCAGGACTTATAACAGGTATAATACTAAGCGCAATAGTGTGCTTCATACTGTAATCCAAAAGGAATTGTAATGATTATCGAATCAAGATCACAATGGGAAGCAAACACAGTGACCTTTGAGGACTCTGAGGATGTCTATCTACGTCTTGTAGGTAATGGCGAAGGTCTTGCAACAGTCTGGTATAAGCTTAATCAACACGCATTTGAGTGGGTTGAAGATGCATATGCCCTTGATGAAGCATGGATGAAACGTTAACCAAGAGGAATAACTAATGAGATCTTTACATTTAATTACCGATGGTCGTCTTATGCACACCATCCAGCTTGAAAGAGGTATCAGTCGTCAGCAGATTCAAGCTAACCGAGATGCTATTAATCGTCTTGAGAAAGAAGCAACAGGTCCTAGCGGAATCATAATCTGTGATGCAGATAACATGGAGATTGGTTATATCACAGTAAACTATGAGTACGAAGATGAAACACCAGAAGTAATCTTCGATAAATACCTAATGTTCGGTATTAGTATTGTAATCTTACTGGGGTACATAATAGCTCACTAGTAACCGAGAGTAAGTTATGTTATCAACTTTATTAAACTTATATAAATCAGTAGTAACCTTAAACAAATTAATTATCTAGGAA